ATGAAAACTTCTTATAAATTCAAAAACGCCCAACAGTTGGGGGAGTTGATAGACGATTATTTTTTATACATTAAAGGAGAGTATGAATTAACGCAGCCAAAAGGACGATCGGCAAAACCAAATCAGAAAATTTATAGTCGCGAGCCGGAATTCCCCACCATTAGCAGCCTGGCTTTATTCCTGGGATTTGATAGTATGACAGATTTTAAGCAATATCAAGAGATGCGAAATTATTCAAGGTTTTTTAATCATGCCAGGCTGCGTATTGAAGCCGCATACCAGCAATTACTTTTTGAGAAACCAACCGCTACCATATTCGCACTGAAAAGCATGGGCTGGAATGATAAGCAGGAAGCAACTAAAACATCAACCGAAACCCACAAAACCCTCAAAGTTGAAATAACCAGCACAGGCCCCAAACCCGCTGCAACCGAAAAAGAAGTAGATGTTTTAATTTGAAAACCGTGAGAATTTGAAAATGGATGCATCACCCCCAATGACCTAATGACAACAAAGCAAATGCCCCAATGGCGAATGACCAATGACAGCGAAGCGAAATGACCAATGACAGCAAAGCAAATGACTAATGACCAATTAACTAACGACCCAACGTTTGAAGTATCTATCCTGTTTGGGCAAAATTATAATACCGATGCACATGTTGTAGTAAACCAGGGTGGCACAAGCTCGGGTAAAACCTACGCCATTGGGCAGGTGCTTTTTTGTATAGCCTGCCAGGCACCCAAACAGGTTATAACCATTGTGGGCCAGGATATCCCCAATTTAAAAGCAGGTGTGCTGCGCGATGCTTTAAGCATTTACAATAGTTCGGCCGTATTACAAACGGCTGTAAAAAGCTATAATAAAAGCGACCGGATATTCGAGTTCCACAATGGTACTGGAACAATGGGACAAACTGGCCCAAAGCTGGGAAGCCCAATCCCTTAAACCAGGCGCCTTTATGGACTATGAAGGCATTGTAGACCTATCCGATTTTATGGTGCAACGCTATTTAACCAAAATACAGGTAGCAAACGAGCGCCTTTACTGGCTGGGCAAAGGCTCAACTAAAGAAGCCACCTTTAGCGCCCCATTCTCCGGCTTATTGCCAACCATTGCCGCGGCATCCGGCGTGTACAAAGTAGGGTTAGGCAAACCAACTACATCTATGAGCGCAACGGCAATCAGCGCTTTAGGGGTGGTTAGCGTGGCCGACACATCAACCTTAGCTGATGGCGATGTAGTAACCATTACACAGGTTACCGGTACCAGTAAGGATACAACCAACGGTGGCGCAGGCATCGATTTACCAGGCCAATCGTACTTTATCCAGGTGTTAACATCTACCACGTTCAGGCTGGTACGCAACTACAACGAGGTTAACAGCCGCAAACCGGCAACATTCCTGAATACATCATCTGCAGCAACAATCAGCTACATTAACGTAAGCAACGTGTTGCAGGTATTAGGCAGTGTTTACGCCCAGCTTGACCCCGCCGACCGCATCCAGGAAGACTTTAACCTGCAAATTCCGTTACACGTAGGTTATGCCTACGCCCAGGCACAAGCCAACAAGGCGCTAAACGTTATCAACGCTTTTACAGATATGAAAAAGATGGATTACCTGGGTATTCCGTTGCAGATCATGAACCACTGGCAGGCCAACACCATCCTTGGTGCCCGTTCATCAAACCTGTTTTTAGGGGTCGATTTGCTGGGCGACGCTTCCGAACTTTCAACAGTTTACATGAAGCCCTACACCAACGATAACGTAGTACGCATGAAAGCCCGCATGAAAGCAGCCGTAAACTTCAAGTTTGCCAACGAGCTGTTTTACCTGAGCGCGTAAGCCCCCCAGCCCCCTAAAGGGGGAGCAATAATTAACAATCAAATCCATTTACAAGATGCCTCAGTTCCCCCTTTAGGGGGTTAGGGGGCTTAATAACTAAACACATGTCAATTTACAATAAAATAAACGCGGGCTTTAAACTGGGTACAGATGAGCCTGTAACATCGGGGATAGAGGATGTTATTTACATTTTTAACCAGGACGATGTCACCCTTACTTATAATGTGACAAACCCACTTATAATAACCGGTTTAACAGCAGTAGGTACTGCAAAAATTTACAAGTTTGAAGGTACCAACAATAGCTTTAACACCATGAGCAAGCTCACCAAAACGCAGGTGGGGCCACGTTATACAGAAGAGATAGACTTTAATATTGCCGGCTTATCTGTTGATATTAAAGGCCAGCTAATGGCGATGGGCTACGGCCGGTTACGCGCCATAGCGGTTAACAACTACAAATCGAGCGACTCGGCGATCGAACTTTTTGGCGCCGTTAACGGATTGATCCTGACCGATGCCGAACGCAACGCAGCCGACGAAACCCTGGATGGTGGCTACAAACTAAAGCTAACCAACCCCGATAAATTAAAAGAGCCCTACCCACCCCGCGCCATCTCTATCGCACCCGAATCAGGTTCGGCCACTTACACCAGCACTATTGCAGCAATCGAAGCGCTATTGGCAGCTTAATTAGTGAATTGGCGAGTTAGTGAATTACTGATTGACCGAACAGTTTCAATAAGTCACAAATCTAAACCTTACAAATCACTAATTCACTAACTCAATAATTCACTAATTAAAAGTCTTATCAATCACTAATTCACTAACTCAATAATTCACTAATTAAAATATGAAAACCTACTTACCGCAAATTGAGCGAAGAATATTGGTAAGGCCCAATCAAACCTACGGGATACTAAATTACGATCTGGATAATGCTTACCCGCAACGCATGCTGGAACTGGTTGCTGGGTCGCCAACGGCTAAAGATTGCTGGAACAAAAGGGCCAAGTTTATAGGAGGTAATGGATTTGAAGCAACTGGTTTAGGCAAACAGATCATCAACGCCAAAGGCTTAACCCTGGCTAAGCTTTTGAAAGCGCTGGCAACAGATAAAGCCCTTTTTACCGGCTTCGGCATACATGTAAACTACAATGCCAATTTTAAAATAGCTTCGGTTAATTATATCAAGTTCGAAGATATCCGCATGGGCGATACCGATTGCCCCGAAACTGCCAATAAGTTTGCCATTTATAACGATTGGGGCCGTAAAACCTGGAAAAACATCATGCGCAGCAAGGTTATATTTTTAGATAAATATGACCCCGATGTGGCGGCCATCCAGCAACAGGTTGACGATGCCGGCGGGTGGGACAAATACAAAGGGCAGCTGCTTTATTTTAACCCCGAAATTGATGATTACCCCCTGATAGAAGCAGATTCTGTTTGGGAGGATTTTGAAACCGAAGCAGGCATCAAGATATTTAACAACCGCGAGGTTACCACAGGCTTTTTGCCATCAACCATGCTGTTCATGAAATCGCGCCGGGAAGAGGCCGATAACAGCAGGCCCGATGCAGATGAATTTGCAGGAATAAACACTCCCTCGCAGTTGGAACAGGATTTAGGTGCTTTCCAGGGAACAAAAAGCGCGCAAAAAATTATTGTTATAGAATACGAGGACGAAAATTCAAAACCGGAATTTAAGGCCTACCCTATCCAGAATAACGATAAGCTTTTTGAAACAACCGAACGATCTGTTGAAGCCCGCATCGTCAAAGGATTTTCGGTCCCTAAAGAACTGGTGAATGCCGAAAAATCATCCGGCTTAAGCAACGGCGGCGAAAAGAAACAGGCCATCATCGAATTTAACGACAATACCGCGCCCGACAGGCTGGAGCTGGCCGAAACCCTGGCCGAAGTATTCAGTCACTTTTATACCAACATCAATCCGGCCGGTAATTGGGCTATTACACCTGTGCCTGCCATTGCTGCCGATGATAGCCCTGGGATTAAAGCGGGTAATGCAATCAACAACCTGCTTTCATCTGCCATCCCGTTGCAAAATAAAATTGCTGCCCTCGTTTATGCATACGGCTTTAAACAGGCCGAGGCGGAAGCTATGTGTAAATAGCAAGCCCCCTCTAAATCTCCCCCTGAAGGGGGAGACTTAAAAAACTTTGCAAATCAAAAGCCTCTCTCCACCCGGAAAGATTTAGACCGGGCTTTCGCACGCTCAGAAAACAATTATTAACCTGCCATCCAAAAGTCTCCCCCTTCAGGGGGAGATTTAGAGGGGGCTTAGTGGCCATCCTATGATCTATCTAATCAATCAAACCACATTTCAGCAATACGAGGATATTACTGTAAACATAAAACCCGAACGCCTGAAGGTATTCATCAAAAAAGCACAGGAACTGGATTTAAAACCCTTTTTGGGACACGCCTTATACTATGATTTTTTAAGCCATTTTAATGGCGATGGCACCCTGCAGGACGATGCCCCGCAACCCTACAAAGACCTGTTGAACGGCACCGAGTACCTTGACGATTACGGCCATATTGTATTGTACGAAGGCCTGGCCCCTACTATGGTCTACTTCACCTTTGCCCGTTTTATTGAAAACGACGCGGTGCATTATACGGCCACCGGCCCGGTAATTAAAAAACATGAAAACGGCGATGCCCTTACATCTCCCGAAGTAGTAAAACTGGTGCAGCAGCAACGCAGCATTGCCAACGCCTACGCCAACGACATTGAAAAGTTTTTGTGGGATAACAAGGCCGATTTCCCGCTATGGCGATATAACGCCAAAAACAAAAGCAGCAGGCAGGCCGGTCCGCGGATAAGGGGTGTGGATAAAACCGACTTTAACTACCCAGGCAGCTACAACAATTACAATTTAACCATTACCGAATTTTTAAACTGATGGCAACCGATAAAAAAATAACCGACCTGCCGGTAGCATCCGCCATCGCCGCATCCGACAGCTCCATCCTGGTAAAAAACGGCACCGATTACCAGTTTGCATTTAACACCCTGCTGGAATATATTAACACCGGGTTAACTGTAGGCGCGGCCATTTCCTTCGGCACCACCCTGCCTGCCAACATATCGGGCAAAAATGGCGACGTTTTTATTAACACCACCGCAGGTACCCTGGCACAAAAAATAGCCGGCACCTGGGCAGTGATTTACACATTCCCCTCTGGAAATGCAGCCGACGGAACCGTTTTATACGGCACCAGCATCCCGGCAACCGCCACCGGCAAAAATGGAGACACCTATATAAACACACTAACCGGAATTTTCTACAGAAAATCGGCAGGTGCCTGGGCGCAGGTATTTTCCATGCAAACAGGCCCTGCCGGGGTTGCCGGTCCGCAAGGCGCAACCGGCCCTGCGGGCGCAAATGGCAAAACCATTTTAAGTGGCACCACAAACCCCTCCAATTTGTATACCGGTACCAATGGCGATTATTATGTTAACACCACAACCTACACCTTCTTCGGCCCAAAGGCAGCCGGGGTTTGGCCGGCGGGCTTTTCACTGGATAACACAGATGCGGAAGCCATAGCTAACGAGGCAGATTTGAGAAGTGCAGCGGATGCGGGGTTGCAGGGGCAGATAGATGGGCTTGCGGGCGGCACGTTTGATATGACGGCTTACATAACAGCCGCACCAACCTATGCCAGCGAAGAAGCAGCCTTCACCGGAGGATTAGCACCTTATACATTTTACAAAACACCAACCGGCGAATTAAGATATAAATTACCTGCCGAAGGCGAAGGATTTACTTACACATTACCCTTAATATTAAGCTAAAGACATGGCAAACAACACAGTTGCAACCAAAAACACAGGCGATATCTTAACCGCCGCAGAAATTAACGATATCGCATCAAAGGCGAATACTAAACAGGAGCCATTAGGCTTTACCCCCGAAAACGCCGCCAACAAAGGCACCGCAAACGGCTACGCCGGATTAGATGGCACCGGCAAGGTACCAACGGCACAATTACCCGCCACGAGCAGCGGCGATGTGCCGGACGGCGGCACCACAGGCCAGGTATTAACCAAAGCCAGCAACACAGATCAGGATACCACCTGGACAACTCCATCTGGCGGCAGTGGCTCGTTACCCGTTAATATTACAGATACCAACAGCATTCCTTTTGATAATATGCTTACAGTGATTGGCGATCACACAATGAGTGGAGCTTTAGTAATAACACCTAATACTGTTGGGGCGGTTGCTGGTTGTGGGGCGGTACAGAGGATAATTTCGGATGGCACGAGTATCCCAGACATATCAGCATTTAAAGTATTAGCTTCATCATATGCTTATGATAACGGGGTTGGTACTGTTAATCTTTTAGTATTTTTTTATGACGGCGTCTCCTATAATGCCGCCATAACTCAAAACGGGGAGGTCATATTGCCTAACGCAAATATCGAGGTGGCCGCATGGGTGGCGCGTTTGTCAACAGCTGGCTATAGTATTTCAAGTCCTCGCAGGACTGCATATCAGGCATTTTGGGATACCATAAAACAAAACGGCATTTATAACTTAATTACCGAAGCCTGGATGTTTGAGGGGGGAACCGCCGCAACAAATATTTTGGGTTTTAAAGGGGTTTCTAATGGTGTTATACACGGTACAATTACTCATTCGGCCACAGGATCAAAGGGTGATGGTGCAACAGGTCGTATGGGATTAGGTATAAGCCCGGACGGTGGCGGGTCTGCAATTTCAAACGGCAATAGTGGTTCCATCCATGTTTGTGCCTATTTAAGACTTAATGAGGCTGGCGGCGGTGGGGCCGGTCATGATGCTGTAGGTGTTAGAGGTACAACAGGAACTGAAATACTTATCAGTGTAAATCCGTTATCATCAGGCTATCCGAGTTATTTTAGTATCGGCGCGGCATTAAGTCATAATACAACAAACACCAACGGACGTTTTATAGCCAGTAATACTACCCCCAATGCTTATGTGCTAATAGACGGCGTTAGTGTGGCAAGTACAGCCCTAAGTTTAACTTCATCGGGAAACAGTGTTGAATTATCCGCTTTTGCAAGTATGGATGGAGGTAATGCGGATTCTTATTCACCACAAGAATTAGGATTTATATCTGTTGGCAAGGGCTTAACAACAACGCAAGCAGCTATATTAGATACAGCTATGTCAACCTTATTTGCAGCAATTTCACGATGAGTATATTAAATCATATATTAAATTTAAAGGGGCGAAAAACTCATGCCTTTTTTGGTGATAGCATTACGATGGGCGTTGGCGCATCTGATGACGCGCATCGTTGGTCTGCTTTATATTGTGCGGCAAAGGGTGATATTGAGGAAAATCATGGTGTAAGTGGCGTTCCTTTACAAAACTCGACTCCTTTGAACCCCACAGGTGCACCAAACTTTAGGGATGCAGCCAGCGTGTTAATACCTACTTATATGATCGGATATGGTAAATTATTTATATCATACGGAACTAATGATGTAGGATTAAATCTCGTAAACTTCACAGCTGTCAATTACAAACAACAGCTAAAAGAAGTAATTGCAATCGCTATTTCAAGAGAGTGGCCGTTAAGGGATATTATCGTTGAAAGTCCATCATACTATGAGCAGCCTGGCAGAGATGGGTATGTTGGTTTTTATGGTGTAACTGTAGCCGCTGATTTAACACGGCATGAAGCGCATGTATTGGCGGCAAATCAGGCTTGCTTAGAAACCGGCGTTGTTTTCGACGATAGTTATGCCTACATGAAAAACAATGGCGGCGCATCGTTATTGAGGCCTGATGGCTTGCACCCTAACGATGCTGGCCACTTAGCCAAAGCAACACATAAGCTTGCTTTATAATACTATTTAATCGTCTTTTAAGTCCGTATTTAGCAGTTTAAAACGCCTGCTGGGCTTAAATTGGCAAACAAAAAGGCGATCTGAAGCACATTTATTTAAAATGACTGCCATAAAATCTCCTAAAACACGTTGCAAACGGATTTAATCTTTCGGTAGTATTTTTTGATTTTATTTTGATTTATCAATATTAAGTGGTGTCGAATTAGAATATTCTCCAGATTTTGCAGATTAACCCATACAGGCTGACAATATTTACCTGGAAGGTATGCCGATTGGATATTTATTAAACGATGCCTTGACCTGATTGATTATCCTTTTTACCCGTTCGAGATTACAACAATAACGCTCTAAGAATGATTATAAATTCTAAGTTTGTCACGGCAACATGGAAAACAAAGCACTTAAAAAATCAAGCTACCTGCCTTACCTTGACGGCTTACGTGCTATAGCGGCTTTATATGTCGTGAGGCATCATATTTTTCTACAGTTTAAGTTTAACTACTCAGGCTTTAACAGCATCCAAAGTTGGAGTGCAAGTATCTTTTTTTATGGCCATTATGCGGTTAATTTTTTTATAGTTCTTTCGGGCTTTTGCCTTACTATCCCCTTAATCAAAGCAGATAAGTTTGCCTTGAGTAATGGTATTATTACTTTTTATAGCAGAAGATTTAAGCGCATTATATTACCCTACTTTTTTGCTTTGTTGTTTTCACTGTTGCTCATAGCCACTTTAATTGGGAAAAAAACAGGTACACATTGGGATGTTAGCATACCGGTATCTATGGGTGATATAGTAACCCATTTGCTGCTTATTCAAGATTTATTTTCCAATACTGCGGCTAAAATAAATCATGCCATGTGGTCTATTTCGGTAGAATTCAGAATATACCTATTATTCCCTTTCTTGCTATTTGTTTGGCGAAAGTTGGGACCAATGTATGCTCTTTTAACGTCCATTTTAATATCCATTATTATTTTTATATTGGTTAACTTTTTCAACAACTTCCTATTTACCAAAATCGACGACGAGTTGGATGGTATCAATCCATATATTATCTTGTTTGCGTTAGGTATGTTAGCGGCCCACATATCATTTAGTACTCAAACATTTATTATCCGTTCCATTGTACCCTGGTTGCTATTGAGCTTTTTATTACTTGTTATTAGTCGTGTTTTATTAAATTTCCCATACTTTACCCCCTTGCACTACTCTTTTTTGCTGGATGACGTTTTGTTCGGATGCGTATCGTTCTGTTTTCTAATTGGGGTGTGCCACGAGAAAGGGCGATTTTTACAAAAGGTGCTGTCATATAAACCGTTGGTTTTTACAGGAAATTTTGCTTACAGTATTTACTTGATACATGCTCCTTTAATACAGGTAATTTGGCAATATGTTATCCACCCTTTTAACTTAACTCAACTGTGTGCCTATTATACGCTCATTATTGTCGGTCTGCCAACAATAATAGGAATATCATATTTATTTTATTTAGCATTCGAGCGCCCTTTTTTGAACAATAAGAACCGTCCTAAAACCATTTGATTCGTACGTTTTTACAGGCATAACACAAAACCTTCTAAATCGTCCGTAAAACAATTCCCCGTTCTTTCTAAGAAGTTTAAATCAGACTCTATCAATATTATTCAACCCATAGCCCATTTTAACCCAAGGCTATTTACCCCCCCAATCATGGAAAAAAAATATTCGTTCTGGGAACGTATCACCAGTGATACGCCCTCATTTTTCAAAAAAGTTCAAATTATAGGTGCAGGCCTGGTGGCCGTTTCTGTTTCGTTAACAGGCATTGGCATTATTCCGGTTGCCATAACAGCAATAATGGCTACCGTGGGCACAACTATGGGTGCCATTGCCCAGTTTGCTGTAAAACAGCCCGAAGCTGATACTGCCGCTTCGGAAAAATAATTTATTCAACCAGTTATGACAACACTCGATCAACGTGAAATCAGGGGGATCACCCTCAAAAACATCACCGTTACTATTATCAGCACGATAAGTATTGTTGTTTCGGTGATGACAACTTACTTTCAATTAAAAGGGGATATACGGGACGTCCGGTCAACCCAGGAAACTCAAAACAGGGTGAACGAAATACGCCTCAAAGTTCTTGAGGGCGAAGTGGCTATCCTGCAGCAGGAAGTTAGGGAACTAAAAGACAGTAAAAAATCGTGA